TACCAAGTTATTTCTATACGATGGTGCAACTAAAAACCTCAACAATGTATCTAAAGCAGGTAACTACACTGGTGCAGGTATATGGAGATTTGCACAGTTTGGTAATGTTGTATTAGCAGTAAACAATGTTAATAAGGTTCAAGCATGGACTGTAGGTTCATCTACTAACTTTGCTGATGTTAATCCTAACGCACCTGTTGCTAAATTTATTACTGTGGTTAGAGACTTTGTAGTCTGTGCTAACCTAGATGGTGGAACAAATGCTAATAAAGTTCAATGGTCAGATTTGAATGACGAAAGTAATTGGACATCAGGTTCTACAAGTCAATCAGATTATCAGATAATACCTGATGGGGGAAACATTACTGGTATCACAGGTGGTGAGTTTGGATTAGTTTTCTTAGAACGAGCAATTGCTAGATTTTCATATATTGGCAGTCCATTATTTTACCAAGTAGACACTATATCTCGTGGTTTAGGTTGTATCTCTACAGGTTCTGTAGCACAGTATGGAAACATCTCATACTTCTTATCTGATGATGGATTCTACTCTTGTGATGGTAATTCTGTAAGAGGAATAGGAACAGAAAAGATAGACAGATACTTCTTTAAGAACGCTAACCTTAATCAGTTTGATTCCATCTCTAGTGCTGTAGACCCTATTAAAAACATTGTGGTATGGAACTACCCTAATGTGCAAGGTGGTCGTTCATTAATTATTTACAACTGGCAATTAGACAAATGGTCTAAATCAGATTCTACGACTGTAGACTATATATCATCTCTAGCAACTTCAGGTATCACGCTAGAAGGTTTAGATGTTTATGGTAACATGGATACACTTCCATCATCACTTGATTCAAGAGAATGGGTTGGTGGTAAGTTACTGTTTGGCGGTGTAGACGGACAAAAGATTGTTACCTTTACAGGCACAAACATGACTGCAAGATTAACAACTGGTGACCTAGAGGTAGGATTTAACAGTTGTGTAAATCTAGTCAGACCACAAATACAAGATGGTTCATCAACAGTTCGAGTGGCATCACGCAAGGAATTAGACGATACAATTACTTACGGAACATCTGTAACAACATCACAAGAAGGTCGTGCAGGTGTAAGAAATTTTGGTCGATACCATCGAGTAGAAGTTTCACCAACTGGTAACTGGACACACGCAATAGGAGTCGATGTAGACATCGTTCAACGAGGATTACGCTAATGTTTAGAGTATTACCATATCAAGGTGGAACACCTCGTGAAATATCAGAAGTCGTAAACAATGCGATGAATGGTAAAACAAACAATCATGGCACAGTAACTTTAAACACAGGTTGGGCAACGACAACGACATTGTATGATGAGCGTATAGGTTTTGATTCTAAAATTATTATCATACCTGATAGTGCATCCGCTCAAAGTTCTGCCATACCTTATGGTGAAATTAACTCAACCACAGGTCAAACAGCACCATCTACAGGGACTACAGCAGTAGTAGAGTTTGATAACATTACACAGAATAATGGTATCTACCAAGACGGCACAAATGATTCAAGAATCTATGTTAGAGATGCTGGTGTTTACAATGTTATGTATTCACTACAGTTAATTAATACAACGAATGATAGTCAATACGCAGATGTTTGGTTTCGCATCAACGGAACTGATGTAGACGACTCTGCAAGTCGGTTTGGGTTACCTCCTCGTAAATCTAGTGGTGACCCATCTGAACTAATTGGTGCTATGAATATATTTCTCACACTAGATGCAGATGACTATATAGAAGTAGCAGGAGGTGTATCAGATGTTGGTGTAGAACTATGGTATGACGGAGCACAAACAACACCATTTGTTAGACCTGCAATTCCATCTGTTATCTTAACTTTAAATTCTGTATCAGGTGGAAGTTTAAGCAATGTGTATGTTTCTGCTCAACAAAAAGGTCAGGCAACCATCACACATTTTGCTAATAACACCTCGAACAAGACATATGGATATGTTATAGTAGGATAACTCTAGGAGTTATTTAATGGAAAAAAATTTATTTATAGTCCCTACTGAGCACGTCCATCAATTTTGGCATCTTGCTGAAAAATATTTGCAACAAGCAATAGATACAGGTAATGGTGAATTTACAATTGACCAATTACGTCAATTTGTATCACAAGGAAATTCTACATTATTGTTAGTGCTTGATGAAAAATATCAATGTTATTGTGCATTTACAGTGCAATGGGTAAATTATCCTAATGATCGAGTTGCTTATATTACTTATATAGGTGGTATAACAAACAAAAAATGTTGGGATCAATTTGTTGACTGGGTAAGAAATAATGGTGGCACTCGAATACAGGGTAGCACATCAAAACAATCAATCGTCAGATTATGGCGAATTAAATTTGGATTAAAACCTAAATATACTTTAATGGAGTTAAAATTATGAGTCGTTTTTACGGAACAGAATATTTTGCAGAGTTTGATGGAAATCAATCTATTGATAATGGCAAAATGGGCAGAAAATTATTTAAAGGTGGTGGTGGTGGCAGTAGTCAACAAACCACACAACAGCAGTTAGATCCTACTGTCCGTCCCTTCGTTGAGTATGGACTTCAGGAATCAAAGGCATTATATCAAACACCTGGTCCTAACTATTATCCATATCAAACATATGTTAGTCCATCACAACAAACTCAACAAGCGTTACAGTCTGCTCAAAATAGAGCATTACAAGGTTCTCCATTAGTTACTGGCGCACAACAACAATTGGGTCGCACAATATCTGGACAAAACTTAGGTTTAAATCCATATTTTTCTAATGCACTAGCAGGAGCAGGAAGAGTTGCAACAACTCAATTTCAAGATGCTCTTAAAAATATTGCTTCTCAATCTTCACAAGCAGGAAGATATGGTTCTGGTGCTATGCAAGATTTACAATCTCGTGCATCACAAAACCTTGCGGATAGTTTAGTTAATAAGGCAGGGGAACTCGCATATATGAATTACTCCGGAGAAAGAAATCTGCAAGAACAAGCATTACGAGATGCTCCTGCACTTGCTCAGGCAGACTATGCAGACATTCAACAATTACTAAATGTTGGGCAGACAGCAGAGGACTACCAACGTCAAGCGCTAGAGTCAGATATTGCTAGATACGAATATGGTGAAAATTTACCATACACAAAATTACAAAACTTTTTATCTGCAAGTTATGGCGCACCAATGGGGCAAGTATCTACAACAACTTCATCAGGAGGTGGTAAGTAATGTGGAATTTTATTGTTCCTGCCATAGTAGGCGCAGGTATATCAATGTTACAAAACAGAGACCCTATTCAAGGCGCACTTATTGGTGGAGCAACTGGTGGATTACTTGGTGGTGGATTTGAAGGATTTGGTTCAGCATTATCATCAGGCGGAGCATCAGGAATTGCAAATACCACAACACCTGTATTAGGAGGTTTATCTATGCCTGGTGCAACATCTGCTATTCCAGGAAGTTTTAGTTCATTAGTTCCTTCTGCAACAACATCAGGAATTGCGACATCTACTCCACAAACAGCAGGTGGATATTCTAGTTTATTAGGTGGTGACACAATACTACAACCTAACAACATTGGTATGGGTAGTGTGACATCACAATTAAATACAGGTGCAACTACAGCAGGATTGGATTTAGGTAGTGGTGTTACATCTAATGCAATGAATCAAAGATTTACTCCATCGTTAATGACTACAGAAGGTGCTAGAGGTGTTCCTGTAAATCAAGCGGTAGATAGTGCATCTCAAAGTAGTTATATATACAGTCCAGATGAGTTAGATGAATTAGATATAACTCCAATAGAAGATGTTGAAGATAAAACTGTAATGGAAAAAATTACAGATACCACAGGTCTTGAGAAAAAAGATTTAACATTATTAGGACTTAATCAATTTGCTCAATTAGGTGATGTTAAAGAAAACAAACCAGGTGTTGTTCAATTACCTGAAATTAAAAAGAAAGAACCAAAACTTGGTAAACCAGTAGCAACTTATTCTGCTTCACGACAAATTAAACCAAGATTTTATTCAGTATAGGACATAGATATGGCAAAGAATTTTATGCAAGATTTTTTAGGGTTTGGAATCCCAGATATTTATTCTGGTATTATTAAAGACCCTAAACAGTTAGAGCAACTTAATACTCAAGGGTTAAAAAGAGGTGCAACATATGGACTACTTAACTATCTTACACAACCTAAAAACCAAAACTATGGATCAGCATTGCCATATATAGGTCAAGCAGTTGGCAGTGGTTTGCAAGCATATCAAGGAACAATAGATGCGGGTCTTGCCGGTGCATTACGAGCAAAAGCATTAGAAACAGATGATATTCCTAAGATTGGTGCTATTAATGCAGGCGATTATACTCCTGACTCATTGCAAAAATATCAACAAACAAAAAATCTTTCAGACTTAGTAAGAAGAACTGATCCAACAACAACTAAAGGTATGACTGATGAAGAAATTCTAAAATTAGAAAACGCATTTCCAGGTTTTAAAACAGATGAACAAACTAAAGCACTGCTCAGGACTGACAGAACAAAAGGTTTAGAAATATTTTCTAAAACATACACTGCCGAAAAAGACAAACCTAAATACACTGGAGAAACAATTAATGCTCTTGCTAAAGCAAACTTTGGAGGTAAAATTAATTCAGCAACTGGACAACCTTATTCAGATAATCCTGATTTTGCTGAACTAAATCCACAAGATGCTCTTGCTATAATGGATGCAAAACAAAAACGTGAGATTGATTTAATTAATGCTGAATCAAATGCAAAATATAATACACCTGAAGGTCAATGGTCACGAATTACTACATTAAACAATAAATATGAGCAAGCATTAAAAGCAAACCAATTTGAAGAAATGGAAAAAGCATTTCAACAAGTTGAGATGGCAAGTAGAGCAGGAACTCCAATTGGTGACGTAGCATCAGCAATTAAGATTATGAAATTGCTTGATCCAGGTTCTGTTGTTCGTGAATCTGAATTAGGTATTGCGTTAAATCAAACCAGTGGATTGGTCGATAGATGGAAAACATTTATCGAAAGAAAATACACAGGTCAACAGTTGACTGCTACACAGCGTGAAGAGTTTAGACAAATTGCAAGTGATTTCTATAACATTGCACAGCAGTCTAAAAACAAACTTGATTCAAGATTTATTAATTACGCTAAAGGTGCGGGAGTTGACCCAAGTCTAGTGGTTGGTTCATCAGGCGGTTATCTTGAGTATGATGAAGAAACAGGAGAATTTAAATAATGGCAAATGAATTTGAATATATCCCTTATGGTGATAAAAAAATCAAAGTCAAAGCAGGACTGTCTAGGGAAGAAAAACTAAAGGCAGTTCAAAAAGCAGATCCTGATTACAAAACTTATAAAGAGTTATATTTGGATATTCCTGATACTCAAAATGTCCCAACATTTCCTGAATACAAGAAACAATTAAGTCAAGTAAAAGCAGATGAAGCAAGACGTGCTGATAGAGGTATTGGTGAAAAAATAGTTGGAGCAGGAGAAACCGCATTATCTACTGGTAGCGCTCTTGGTAGTGCTATTTTATCTCCGTTAGTATATGGTGGCGAGACTATTAAAGATTTATTTACTGGGCAACCTGTAGAATCATTTGAAGATGTATTTGGTGACATTGTATCAGCAGGAACATATCAACCACGCACAGAAGCAGGTCAGGAA